TTATTTTTTATATTCTGGCAGGCTTGCAAAGCTGACGATAGATGCTACGGAATGTGTTATCTTAAAAACAGACGATCTGGATTTTCGTTTATGTCGTCCGCTGAACTTGTCAACCAAGCCACAATATCTTCAGACGCTAGATTCGGCATCCTTTCGAAATCTGGAGCAGATGCTAAAAAAATGTTCACAGATAAAGTTGTCCCGATATCCGTTAACTATCCGTTTTTCTTCAAGCCGATCCAGGATGGTATGGATCGTCCTAAGACCGAACTGGCATATAGAGTCCCAGCTTCAAAGCTTACTAGACGTAAACTAGATGACAATGTCAAACTAGCAGAACTAGAAGGACTAGACACAACAATAGATTGGAAGAACACAGGAGACAACTCTTACGATGGTGAAAAGCTAAAGATATTAGCCCACGATGAGAGCGGTAAATGGGAAAGACCTGATAACATATTAAACAACTGGAGAGTTACAAAAACTACATTAAGACTAGGACGAAAGATTGTTGGTAAATGTATGATGGGCTCAACTTCAAATGCATTAGATAAAGGTGGAAACAACTTTAAAAAACTCTACAATAATTCAGACGTTAGAACAAGAAATAGAAACGGACAAACTTCTAGCGGACTATATTCTCTTTTCATCCCTATGGAATGGAACTACGAAGGATTCATGGATACTTTTGGACTACCTGTATTCACTACGCCAAAAAATAAAACAGTCGGAATTGACGGTCTTCGAATTACAATCGGAGTTATAGAGCATTGGGACAACGAGGTTGAAGGATTAAAAAGTGATCAAGACAGTTTAAATGAATACTACAGGCAATTTCCAAGAACTGAGAAGCATGCTTTTAGAGATGAAACTAAATCTAGTTTATTTAATCTTACTAAAATATATCAACAAATAGATTATAACGAGGAATTAAATAACAAAGCTAATGTTACTACAGGAAGCTTTCAATGGCAAGATGGAGTACCTGATACTAAAGTTGTTTTTATCCCAAGTAGTTCAGGAAGATTTCAAATTTCATGGATACCACCTAACAATCTCCAAAACAATGTAATACTAAAGGATGGACACAAACTACCTGGTAATGAACACATGGGTGCCTTTGGATGTGATAGTTATGATATTTCAGGAACAGTAGATGGTAAAGGTTCTAAAGGAGCACTTCATGGACTTACTAAATTTAGCATGGAAGATGCACCACCTAATCATTTTTTCTTAGAATATGTGGCTAGACCACAAACTGCAGAAATATTTTTCGAAGATGTTTTAATGGCATTACATTTTTATGGTATGCCTATACTATGTGAGAATAATAAACCTAGACTGTTGTATTATTTAAAAAGAAGAGGGTATAGAGCATTTAGCATGAATAGACCTGATAAAATTTGGAATAAACTATCAGTGTCAGAAAAAGAAATAGGTGGAATACCTAACTCTAGTGAAGACATTAAACAAGCTCATGCAGCTTCTATAGAGGCTTATATAGATTCTTATGTAGGTTTTTATGACGATTCCTATGGTGACATGTATCATCAAAGAACTCTAGAAGACTGGGCTCATTTTGATATAAACAATAGAACAAAGCATGATGCGTCTATTAGTTCTGGATTAGCTATAATGGGTTGTAATAGAAATAAATACAAACCAATAGCAGATAGAACAGTTAAAAAAATTGATTTAGGATTTACTAAATATGACAATAACGGATTCATTTCAAAAATAATATAATAAATGATTTATACTAATACACAAAGCTCTTTCCCTGATCAGGTAGTTTCACAAGAAGAAAAAATGTCTTTAGACTATGGTATGGCTGTGGCTAGAGCAATAGAAGGTGAATGGTGGCAAAGCGGAGTTGGCGGAGCAAGGTATTCTAATAATTATAATATTTTTCATAGAAGAAGATTATATGCTAGAGGAGAGCAATCTATACAAAAGTATAAAGATGAAATGTCTATCAATGGAGATTTATCTTATTTAAATTTAGATTGGACGCCTATACCTGTTATTCCTAAGTTTGTAGATATAGTAGTAAATGGTATGTCTGAAAAGATATATGACATTAAAGCTTATGCACAAGATCCTGCTTCACAGAAAAAAAGGACTGATTACGCTACCATGCTTCATAAGAATATAGCTACTAGAAAATTTCAAGAAGAGGTAATGACCCAACTAGGTATGGATATATCAGAAGTAAAAGATATGTTAACTGTACCTGAAAATGAGGAAGAGTTAGAAATACACTTACAGTTAGATTACAAACAGTCTATAGAAATTGCTGAGGAAGAAGCTATTAATAATACTTTAGCAAGAAATAAATACGAGTTAACTAAAAGAAAGTTTTATAAAGATTTAGTAGAATTAGGTATTGGCTGTGTAAAAACTAATTGGAACAAATCTAACGGGGTAACTGTTGACTATGTAGATCCAGCTAATATTGTTTATTCATACACGGATGATCCAAACTTTGAAGATATATATTATGTAGGTGAAGTTAAAAATATATCTTTACCTGAGCTTAAAAAAGAATTTCCTAATTTAACAGATCAAGAACTAGCTACAATACAAAAGTTTCCAGGTAATACTAATTACAGAAGAAATTATGCAGGTAATAGAGATAATAATACTGTTCAAGTATTGTATTTCGAATACAAAACTTTTGCGGAACAAGTATTTAAAATAAAAAGAACATCAACAGGTTTAGAAAAAGCTTTAGAAAAACCAGATGTTTTCAACCCAGAACCTAATGATAATTTTGATAGAGTTTCTAGATCTATTGAAGTATTGTATCACGGAGCTAAAGTATTAGGTCATCCTATTATGCTAGACTGGAAAGTTGCTACTAATATGACTAGACCTAAGTCTAACTTAAGTAAAGTTAATATGAACTATGCTATCTGTGCTCCAGATCTATATAAAGGTCGTATAACATCGTTAGTAGAGCGAATGATTACATTTGCCGATATGATTCAACTTACATCTCTTAAACTTCAACAAGTTTTATCTAGAATGGTTCCAGATGGTGTATACTTAGATGTTGATGGCTTGGCAGAAGTTGATTTAGGAAGCGGAACAAGTTATAATCCAAAAGAAGCTTTAAACATGTATTTCCAAACTGGTTCTATCGTAGGTAGATCTATGACTCAGGATGGTGATATGAATCCAGGGAAAATTCCTATACAAGAATTAAATAGTAATAATGGTATGGCTAAAATACAAAGCCTTATTCAAACGTACCAATACTACTTACAAATGATTAGAGATGTAACCGGTTTAAATGAAGCTAGAGACGGTAGCAACCCTGATAAAGATGCATTACTAGGATTACAGAAGTTAGCTGTAGCGCAATCAAATGTAGCTACTAGGCATATACTAGACGCTGGTTTATATCTTACTCTTAGGGCATGTGAAAATATATCATTAAGAATTGCTGATTCACTAGAATTTGCTTTAACTAACGAGGCTTTAGTAAATAGCATTAGCCTTTATAATGTAGCTACTTTAGAGGAAATAAAAGAATTACATTTATACGATTTTGGTATATTTCTAGAATTAGAACCAGATGAAGAAGAGAAACAAATACTAGAACAAAACATTCAAATAGCAATGCAACAAGGTGGTATTAATCTTGAAGATGCTATTGACATAAGACAAATACACAATTTAAAATTAGCTAATCAATTATTAAAGCTTAAACGTAAGCAAAAAGCTAAGCAAGATCAAGAACAACAACAGCAAATGGTTCAAGCTCAAGCTGCAGCACAAGCAGACGCAGCTGAAAAAGCCGCAATGGCTGAGGTTCAGAAAAAAGAAGCTATGGCTCAAACAGAACTGCAAATTGAACAAGGTAAGTCTCAATTAGAAATGCAGAGAATGGAAAAAGAGTTAGCAATAAAAACTCAATTAGCTGAGCAAAAGTTTGGCTATGACATGCAATTAGCTCAAATAGATATTCAAAAAAGCACTGCTAAAGAGCAAATGATAGAAAATAGAAAAGATCAAAGATCAAAACTAGAAGCAACACAGCAAAGCCAATTAATACAACAAAGAGAATACAATCTTACACCTACTGATTTTAGCGACCAACCAAATGGGGCGCCAGTAGACAGTCCAATGCAATCTCAATAAGAGAAACAATTATATAATATCATATCATGGAAGAAAAAAAAGAAGAAGTAAAACAAGAAGGCGACTTCAAAATGAAGAAAAAAGTAGGTAAGCCAAAAAAACTATCTAACCAAAAAAATGTAACGCCTAAAATAGAAATTAAAAAAGAAGAAGATGCCGTTTCAGAGTCAAAACCAGTGTTGGTGGATGCAGATAAACAAAAAAGAGATGTGGAAAAAGTGGATGAAGGAACAGCCAGAACAGAACTGCAGCCAGTTAAAGAACTTAAAAAAGAAGAAAACAAAATTGAAGATAGGCCGCAAATCCAAGAAATAGAAAAACAAGAACATCCTACACCAGTTGCTGAAGCTATAAAGGCAGAAGAAAAACTTCCAGAAGGTGTTAAAAAGCTAGTTAAATTTATGGAAACCACCGGAGGTGACATGAATGATTATATAAGACTAAACGCTGACTATGAAAATGTTGATGAAAATGTTTTATTAAAAGAATATTACAAAAATTCTAAACCCCATTTAAATGATGAAGAAATTAGCTTCATTATGGAAGAGAATTTTAAAGTAGATGAAGACTACGACGAAGAGCGAGATGTACGTCGTAAAAAACTCGCAAAAAAAGAAGAGGTTGCAAAAGCAAAAAACTTTCTTGAAGATTTAAAATCAGAGTATTATGAGGAAATCAAGTTGAGGCCCACAGTAAACAATGAAATGTCTAAAGCAAGTGAATTTTTCAACCGACACAAACAAGAACAAGAAATAGCTAAGAAACGTCATGAAGATTTTAAAAGCGTAACTAAAGATTATTTTTCTGAAGAATTCAAAGGTTTTGATTTCGCTGTAGGAGAAAAAGCATTTAGGTACTCTGTAAATAATCCAAATGAAGTTGCTGAAGCCCAATCTGATATTTCTAACGTGCTTAAGAAGTTCTTAAACGAAAAAGGAGAAGTTGTTGATTACAAAGGTTATCACAAAGCTATGTATGCTGCTAGAAACGCAGACACTATTGCAGATCATTTTTATGAGCAAGGTAAAGCCGATGCTACTAGAGATGTAATTGCTAAATCTAAAAATATAGACGCAGGAGCGAGACAAACAGGCGGTTCTGATGATATTTATTTAAACGGATTAAAAGTTAAAGCAGTCAGTGGTGTAAATAGTTCTAAATTAAAAATAAAACGAAACAAATAAAAACTTAAAATTATGCCTTTAGGGAATTTTACAGTACAAAATGCTGGAATCACTCCAACGCAAGATCAATCAATCTTGTCAAGTAATTACTTACAATGGACTGATCCAAACTCAGGTGATTTTGCTGACTTTGCTCAACAATATCTACCAGAATTGTACGAACAAGAAGTAGAAAGATTCGGTAACAGGACGTTATCTGGATTTTTAAGAATGGTTGGCGCTGAAATGCCAATGACGTCTGACCAAGTAATTTGGTCTGAACAAAATAGATTACATATCGGTTATGATAATGTATCTAAAGTTAATAATGCTAATGATGCTGTATTTACAGTTAATGTTCCAGCTGGAAACCAAGTAGTTGTAAGAGTTAATCAAACTATCGTAGTTTTTGATCCAGCTTCTGGACAAACACTAAAAGGTTTAATTACTACTGCACCTAACCCAGGCGCTCCAGGTACTTTCACTTTTACGGCTGTATGTTATACTGCTGCTAACTTTGGTGTTTTAGGAAATGCTAACCTTAAACTATTCGTTTATGGTTCTGATTTTGCTAAAGGAACATTGGGTATGGATGGATCAGTTACTCCATCTTTCACACAATTTAACAACAAGCCTATCATTATCAAGGATAAGTACGAAGTTAATGGATCTGATACTGCTCAAATTGGTTGGGTTGAAGTTGCTACTGAAGACGGAACATCTGGATTCTTATGGTATATGAAAGCTGAATCAGAAACTAGATTAAGATATGAAGATTATCTTGAAATGGCGATGGTTGAAGGTGAATTAGCTGCTGCTGGTTCTGGTGTTCAAGTAAATGGTGGTGCAACTGCTGGTTCTGGTACACAAGGTATGTTTGCTGCTTTAAATGATAGAGGTAATGTATATGCTGGTTTTTCTGGTGCTGCTAATCCTGGTGCTGGTGCACTTGGTGATTTCGATCAAATTCTTGCACAACTAGATTTACAAGGAGCAATTGAAGAAAACATGTTATTCTTAGATAGAGCTACAGCTCTTGATTTTGACGATATGATTGCTGCTCAAGCTGGTGGAGGTTATGCTTCTACTGCTGCTGCTTCTTATGGTTTATTTGATAATGAATCAGAAATGGCACTTAACTTTGGATTTTCAGGATTTAGAAGAGGTTCTTATGACTTCTACAAAACTGACTGGAAATATCTAAATGACGCTACTACAAGAGGAATGGTTGATAATATCAAAGGTGTTTTAATACCTGCAGGTACTTCAACTGTATACGATCAAATGTTAGGATCAAATATCAGAAGACCTTTCTTACATGTAAGATACAGAGCTTCTGAGACAGATGACAGAAGAATGAAATCATGGATCACTGGTTCTGTTGGTGGTGCATATACTTCTAGCTTAGATGCTATGGAGGTTCACTATCTTTCTGAAAGATGTCTTTGTGTACAAGCTGCTAACAATTTCGTATTATTCGTAGCGTAATTTATTAACCTTTAAAAACATATAAATTATGGCAACAATAAAAATTAATACGGTAAGTTCAGGACCTCAGTTTATTACTTTAACCCCAGGCTCTTCTTACGAAGTAAAATGTGGTCCAGGTGGTAGTGAGTTTGATAAAACTATAATAGAAGAAACAAGTTCTACTGGGAGTGTACTAAGTACTATAACAATTACCAAATACGAAGCAGCTGATGCAAACTCTTTGTGGGAAAAAACAACTAAAGGAGGTTATGGATCTATAGCTGCCCGACCACAGGATTTTGATTATCCAGTGTACGCAGGTTTTTCTGATCAAGACTATCTTTGTTTAGACCTTAGAGATGGGTTTGAGAACATCATAACTAACGCTTTAGGTAATGACTTACCTGCAGAGTATAGTGAATGGTTAGCTTACTCAAGTGATCCTGAGGCAGGGGATAAGTTTCAAGATGCAATAGCTGAAGCAGGTGCAACAGCTGCACAGGTTAATCAACAGTGTGAGGATGCTTTATCCAAATGCGCAGCTGCGGGTGAGGGAGGATATTTCTTCAATCCTGCTACTGGATTAGCATGTGACTGTGACGGGGGTGACCCATGTTGCGAGCAACTAGCTAATGCACTTCAAAATCAACTTATTGCTGAGGCTATTCCTTTAGTGACTAAGAAACATCAATACATATTTGCGTCGGTAACGGTAACGTCACCTGCTTAAAATAAGTATTTAAAATTTAAGTCCCTATTAATTTAGGGACTTTTTTAAAATTAAAACTATGGATAAAATAAAAGTAAAATTAGCTAATCCTTATCTTGAGTCGTTTGATAGTGAAAATATGGCGTCAAGTTATGAGATTGTCACTTTTCCTTCAAAACCTACAAAGATTGAGGCTGTTTTTCCCGAGGCAAGTCTTGCTGCAAAATCAGCTTTATATGCAGTTACTTGTGAAGATGGAAAAATATATCCTTTTGGTGTTGTTTTTTTATTAGCACAAATAACAGAAGTGAATGAACAATATACCAAACTATTTTCCCTACAGGTCGCCAATGGTGAAATTTCTAATGAATTTAAAACATTAGCAGTAGATAAAGTTCTTTCAAAAAGCTCACCAACCCAAGGGCCGTTTTGGGATGTAGAATTGAATAGATATGCTATTGCTCAATCTAGGTCTGCAGTAGATTTAAACACTAAGTTGAATAGGGATGAACCTTTAGATGTAGATTTTAGCTATCAATTAAGTTGGTCTGACATCATGTCTACTAACGCTATTGATAACAGCACATTCTTTAACCCATTCCTACAACCTGACGCGGGAAATGATCTTACAACTCCTAATGATAAATATTCACAATTATCAAATTGGGATGGAACTTCATATAATGCTTTTTGGTGTTGTATAACTGGAGCAGGTCAAGACACGATAGAAGATGTAGAAGAGGAACTAGGAGAATTAGCCAATATATGTGTTGAAGCGCAAAACAAAGCCGCGGATTCACCAGCATAAGATTATGAATTAAAAATAAATTATATTATATTATATTATGAAAACAAATACAGAGTGGGAGTTTAAAGATAGAAACTATTATCTTACAAATGACAAATCTCCCTTGACATATACGATAGCTTCTAAACATAGTAGAAGATTTCCTTTATTATATTTTGACAAAGAACATGGAATTCAAAGAGAATTAAGATATGCGTCTAATCAAAACAGTCCTTTTATAGATGAACAAAAAGGTACTGCTACTTTAGAACATATAATTTTTCAAAATGGAACATTGCATGTGCCTAAAGAGCAACAGGCTTTACAAAAACTATTATCTATCTACCATCCTCATTTAGGAAAAAGATATAAGGAAATTGACCAAGTTGAAGAAGCGAATGATGATCTTGCTTATTTAGAAGCTGAGTTTCAAGCTTCTGCTCTAGCTAGAGAATTACCTATAGAACATGCTGAAGCAATTCTTAGAGTAGAAATGGGATCAAGTGTTAGTGAGATGAGTTCTAAGGAACTTAAAAGAGACTTACTATTATTTGCTAAAAGAAAACCTTATTTGTTCTTAGAATTAGCTAATGACGAAAATGTTGAGTTAAGAAATTTTGCAATAAAAGCTAGTGAAGCTAATATTATAAAATTATCTCAAGATCAAAGAACATTTTCTTGGGCAAGTAATGACAAAAAATTAATGACAGTTCCTTTTGAAGAAAATCCATATTCAGCATTTGCTGCATATTTAAAAACTGATGAAGGCGTTGAAATTTACAAGTCTATAGAGAAAAAAACAAAATAACAAGTGATTATAATTAAGGCGGCTATGCGGCCGCCTTTTTTATTACAAAAATATTAAGATGGCTATAAACGTAAACACAGTATATCAAACAGTTCTATTAATCCTTAATAAAGAACAGAGAGGTTATATTACTCCAAACGAGTTTAACAAACTAGCTACACAGGTGCAACTTGAAGTGTTTGAAAAATACTTTGAAGACCTTAATCAACAGTTGAGACTACCTGGTATGGAAGATGAATATGCAGACAGAGTAGATAATATTGAAGAAAAAATATCTATATTTAAAGTTTATGGAAATGCAGGGTACTTTGATGGTAATCCAGCAGGATCTTTAGATGAGCCATATTTTTATCTACCTGAGGATGTGCACAGGATAGGTACTATAATGTATAAAGCAGAACAAGCTTTGCAGATGACTAATAGAGGTGAGTATTTACAATTAAATATGTCTAAACTTACTAGACCTACAACTAACTATCCTATGTATATACAAGAAGGTAATGTTTCACCTATAGATCCAGTTACCGGTGTATTGTTGTGTGATGATTGTATAAGAACTTATGTGTATCCAGACACTATAAAAAAAGGAGTTTCTTTATCATATATAAAAAAACCAAAAAATGTTATTTGGGGATACGGTATAGGTAATCAAGGTCAATATATTTGGGATGGAAGTCCCTCTGGTGTTCCAGGTGTTATTATACCCACTACTGGATCTGTTGACTTTGAATTAGACTCTACAGAACAGACAGAAGTAATTATAAAAATATTAATGTATGCTGGTGTTGTTATTAGAGATCCTCAAATAGTTCAAGCAGCAGCTAGTCAAGATCAAGCAACAGAAGTAAACCAAAAAAGCTAATAAAATATGTCGTTTTTAACAAACACTCCAAATGGTGGATTAATAACTGAAACCAACGAACAATACTATGTAGGACATGAGTCTATTATAGCAGACGGTAGTGTATCTTATAAATATACATTTAATGAAACTTTAACTTTAGGCAGTGCTACTTCGTGGTTAGATTCAGATCCTGATTATCATTTAAACAATTTTGAACTACTAGTAAGTCCTGGAGGTTTAGACCCATACGTTTTATGGGATGGAACAAACGGTGGTATAGCTGGAATTTATGGATTTAGAGTTTCAGAATTTTCTAATATACAACCATTTAGTATTATAGAGTTTTTTGACGCTGACCCTTTGTCGCCAACATATTTACAAGCAGCTGACGCTGTAACTACAGGTTGGTACATACAAGTTAGATTAAAATCTCAATTAGTAGATGGAGCACCGAATTACGGTGATTATCAATACATATCCATATTTGAGTTAGTCAATAATTTCATGATAGGCTACGTAGGTAGGGATAAAATAATTCCTAGAGCTAAAAGAAGCGACGTCTTATTTTACGCTAAAAGAGGATTACAAGAGTTTTCTTATGACACCTTAAGATCAGTTCAATCACAAGAACTAACTATACCACCTAGTCTTTCTGTTATAATGCCGCAGGACTATGTGAATTATGTTAACTTTTCCTGGGTAGATGCTCAAGGCATAAAGCATATAATATATCCTACTACTTTAACTAGTAGTCCAACAGAGACACCAATACAAGATACTAATATAACTAATAGCCCTTTTGGCTTTAACTTTCCTTCAGAAGGTTACGGTATTCCAGTCCAAGATGATTTTGGTGAGAATTTAGAAGGAACATCTCTTACTGACGAAAGATGGAAAAACGTTTCTCCTTTTAATCAACCTTCTATAGAACCTCTTTTTTCACAAGGAATTGGAGAGAGTGTTTACTCAAGAAGAGAAGTAGGTTTACTAGGACAACGCTACGGGTTAGAACCTGAGCTATCTCAGTACAATGGATGGTTTAATATAAACAAAAGAGAAGGTAAAATATCTTTTAGTAGTAACTTAGCTGGTCGATTAATACTATTTGAATATATATCAGATGGTTTAGCTTATGAAGAAGACACTAAGATTCCTAAATTAGCAGAAGAAGCTTTATACATGCATATAGCGTATAGTATACTAGCTTCAAGAGTTAACATACCTGAACACATAGTTCAAAGATATAAAAAAGACAGACGAGCACAATTAAGAAACGCAAAGATTAGATTGTCTAATATTAAACTCGACGAGTTTGTACAAGTGATGCGTGGAAAATCTAAATGGATTAAATATTAATTAAATGCCAGAAGTTAAAAATACATTTATCCAGTCCAAAATGAACAAGGACAAGGATGGAAGAATACTACCCAACGGTCAATATAGAGATGGACAAAATGTGCAAATTAGTAGATCTGAAGGAGATGACGTAGGAGCATTAGAGACTGTACTAGGTAACAATTATAAAACTAATTTTGGGCTAGATGATGATAATCTAATAGCTATAGGAAAATTAGAAGATGATACTACTGATAGTATATATCTATTTTTAACTAATTATACAGATTGTTCTTATGATCAATTAAGTAATCCTACGTATAATGTAGCTGGTGTTTCATGCTACATAGTAAAATACGATGTCAGAAACGGTATAGGTAGTGTTTTAGTTGAAGGGAATTTTCTTAATTTTTCTACAACTAACTTAATAACTGGCGTAAATTTATTAGAAGATTTACTTTTTTGGACAGATAATAGAAATCAACCTAGAAAAATAAATATAACAAAAGCAACACCTGGTTATTATAGCCATGAAGATCAAATTTCTGTTTCAAAATATTATCCATACGAACCTATTTCATTATTAAATGAAAATAATTTTAGCGCTAATCCAGCTTTGCAACCTCCTTTTGCTTCAAGCATGTCAGATACTACTTCTGAGTATCTACCTATTCATACTGCAGCTAAAATACTTTCAATTTTACCATCTGGAACTAACCCTAGATATATAAAAGTAGCGGGATGTTACGATAATATAAAACAAAATACCCCATTATCTGGAGAGAGTGATGGTAATTTAGTGACTGGTATAGCTGTAAACACTTCACCTGTTGTTGTTAAGACTATATCAGTAGATTACAATAATAATTTAACAAATATTGAAATATCAACACCCACACAATCTTCTTTAGCAGAAAGCGTTTTAAATGATTTAAATACGGGTGATATATTATATTTTCAATTTCTAAATCCAGACTATTTGCCAGCTTGGCCAGGTGATCCAGACTACTTAAAAAATAGATTTGTTAGATTTAGCTATAGGTTTAAGTTTGATGATGGAGAATATTCTTTAGCTGCACCATTTACTCAAATAGCTTTTGTTCCAAGACAAGATGGTTATTTTATCGGTGATAAAGCACCTAATGCTAGTGATGCAACTCCTTTAGTAGGTCAAGAAAGCGCTACATTTGATACTACCGTTGTTGATTTTATGCAAAATAAAATTACTGATATAAATCTTAGATTATTAGCACCTACTGAAAACAACTTAAATAATGCTCCACAAGGTTACGGTTCAAGTAAGCAACCTAATTATATGAATTGGAACCAGGTTGTTGATAAATTAAAAATAGAGGAAATAGATATTCTATATAAGGAAGCTGATTCTAATAAAATAACAATATTAGACACTTTAACTGTAGATAATTTTTCTTCAAACAATACTAAAAATCTTTACTATAATTACCAAAGTAGAAAGCCTTGGAAAACTATGACACCTAATCAAACAACTTGGGTTGATTCTAAGGTTCCTGTTAAAGCACTATCTCAAGAAGTCGCTGGCAATAGAATTATTTATGGTAATTTTATAGACAAACATTCTACTCCATTATCTTTAAATTATACGTTACAAATTGGAGACAAACCTGAAATACCAGAAATTGTTGGACCAGGTCCAATTCCAAGTAATATTTTTACATCAATTGCTAACGTAAGAAAAGAGTATCAAAACCATACACTAAAACAGAATAGAACTTATCAAGTTGGTGTTATCCTTTCAGATAGATATGGTAGATCTTCTAATGTTATTTTGTCCTCTGTTAGAGTAGATAATCAAGATCCAGAAGCTTTAGGATCTACTATCTTTCATACTTATAAAAATCCTGAGGATCAAATAATTGAAGATAAGTACCAAGTAAGATATACAAATCTACAAGATCCAACTACCTGGCCTGGTGATATGCTTAACGTGACATTTGAAAATGCAATACCAAAAGCAAAAAACAATACTGGATACCCTGGAGTTTACTCTGTAGACGACGGATCTTTAAGCTCAGCTGTTATAAATATAACATCTCCGTTATTTAACGTTTCTTTAGCTGGATGTACTTATACTGTTGACATTACAAATGGATCAGGTGGTACAGCTACAATAAGTATACTTGTAGGAGCTTCTGGTGAAGCTGTATTTAATGGGATAGTTGATAGTGGATCTGGATGGAACGATGGAGACAATTTCATTGTAAATTCATGGGGATTTTTTCTACCTCCATGCGTTGAACCTACTCCTTTGCCTAATATTCAAGGTGTGGTTTTTACTAATAAAGCTAATCCATTAGGTTGGTATAGTTATAAGATAGTTGTAAAACAACAACAACAAGAATATTACAATGTTTACTTACCAGGTTCGTTAGCTGGATATCCTTGTGAACAAAATCCAGACAATAAACCTCCGTTTAATGTCTCTACTTTAACATCGGATGACCCTACTGAACCTTCTTCATCATCAATAAATGTTGATCTAGAGTATGGTGCTATACCTAAGTTGATTTATCCAGATGGTCAGTTTAGAAATACTGCCCATGTTGTGTTGTTTAGTGATAATATAAATAAAGTTCCAAGAGATTTACAAGAATTAGGACCATTACAAGATGAGTTTAGAAGTGGAGAAGAATTATTTATAAGAGTAGAAAGTATTCTATTAGATGGTGGAAGTGGAAGCGGTGACACCTACTCCAGCAAGCAATACAAACCTAATGTTTTAGGGGATAAAGTTATATCTATAGCTTCTATGGAAAAGTTCAAGCTAGGAGATTTAACTACTAGTCCTGCATTTCCAGTTGTGCCTAATTTATTCTACAAAGGTGATACAAATCCATTAATAGCAAGAATTGAAACTGAAGATATATTTGGAATATATAAAGGTGAAAGTGGCAATGAATGTGTACCTGAATACGCTAGAAACAATGATAACCCTGACGATGAATCAGTAGTTGTGAGAAATACTAAATACAGCTACGGTCCAACGCTAGCTGTAGCTGAAACTAAGCCGGTTGAGTCATTGTTAGATATTTTCTGGGAAACAACAACTTCTGGTCTAATTCAACAATTGAATTATGATATTGAAAACAGTGATAATACTATACCTTCAGGATTAACAAATGTTGATATAACATGGAGTGAAGCGGATGATTTTGGGGCTACTATTTCTAATGACTTTCAAGCTGCTGGTCCTACTGGAAATCCTTTAGGTGCTAGTGTTAGTATAGACTTAGTTAATGTAGTCGATGGATTAAATACTCCTTGCACTGGAAAATTTAAAATTAACCCCATTGGTAGTGGAGAATATAATATTTCTATATCACAATCAAATCTTGGTGGTGGTGAAGGTTTTTTATGCTGGGAGGACGATGCTAGGAATACTTATTTCTTTACTTTTGCATTAACTGATTTAAGTACAGGAAATATAACTAATTCTGAAATCATAGGCTATGTAAGCAATAGAGAGCCTATTGATAGAGGTGGTATAACGGTTGATGGATCAAACTTAACTAGTAATCTAGCATCGTGGTTAAAAGACACTACGTGTAGTCCAACTATTAATTTTGCCGTTGATGATCCTAGAACTGCTCAAGTTGTAACGTTAAGATCAGAGCAAGGTGGTCAAAAGTTTGGTTTATCTAGCAACTCACGATTCAGCTTTTTTGGTGGTTCACAAGAAACATTTTTAGATCAGTTTTTAGCGCCTGAAGTTAACATACCTAACGCTGAAGTTAACTTTGGTAAAATATCACCAAGTGATAAGTTTGTTTTTTACGATAGACAAATAGACCCAGGGTATTCAGCTGTTGGTAATCCAGAAGACATCGAAGATTGTGGCGGCAGTGTTGAAGATGCCTCGCCAGATGGAGCTGCAGGTGGAGCAAGTGGTTTTAGAAGCTTTGGTTATTTTGGTTTAAGAAATTATTACGAAGGTTCGGCACCTTACTCTCCTAGTTCAAACAAACCTGATGGATGGCCTGATGATCAAACTGCATTATTCGACCTTGATCCTAATGTATCTAATTTATTGTGTAATCCTAGTATACAGCTACAGTATTTATACGATGTGGAACAATGGGATAATACTTCAGGTGGTAGTAATCCTAATGCAAACCCTCCATATAACTCATTACCATATCCTAACATTCACGATACAACTAAAGTTATTGCGCCTCTATATATGGGGTTAAAAGTAGGACTTAAAACTGATTTAGTAACAATACATCCTTCTTGTGATTTGAAAAAATTAGATAATCCTTTTTACAACTGGGATGGTGTATTTAGAGTAGCTAATGGTGCTTATGGAAGTGTTCAACCTGCAGAAACATTTCCAATTGGAGGTGATAGTGCTGGAACATTTGGAGAGGTTGAATGGTCTATTCCTAGAATGTATCAAGTAAGTATGATGATTCCTTTTGGAAAAGATCAAATAGATTTAGGCAATGGTAGACAAGCAACTATAAGTAATCCAACGGTAGTGGGATATATGGGTAATTATGGAGCAGGTGCAATAAGCGGTGCGGATTATTATATGGATTATCAACCAGCAGGTGAGGTTGTTTTTGGGCTTTATCAATCGTTAAAAGGAACAGCTACACCCGGACCAGCTTTAGGTAAAAATGCTATATTAAACTATATGCCAAGTGGACCTATATATTGGGCTAATGACGCTAATCAATTACTTGATGGTCCTGGATTTGACGGTGAATCAATTGTTGGAAAAAGATATAATCAAAGAGCAGATCCTGGATCAATAGAAGTTTACCCACATCACTACTGGCCTGATTTAAATAAGTTACTTAGTCAATCAACTGATTTTAGTGACTTTAGAAATAGTGGAACTTTAGCAGATGCACCTGAGTTCATGAAGCTGCAAAACGGAGCGAATACTTTTTATCAGTTCAACAATGATCATGCTAGATGGAAAAAATATGAATTCGATGCAGGTGACGACGAAAATCCTTCAGGCAAAAACTTTGGAACTGGCTATTGGGAAGTTAATTCAAACATGTTGTTTGGTAGTAACGAGCAAAAGAATATATTAGATTATTTATTTTATTTAGGAGGTATAGATAGTACTACTAAACTAGGTAGTACGAGTAATCTACAAAGGTTTTTTACAGAGGCTTTAGCAAATAGTGGAAATAGAAATTCTACGGCACAAGCTATATTAAACGCTGGAGATTCTACTCAGCCTTCTCAACCGTGGAATGGTCCTAATAATTATGGTAATGGTATGCCAGGTGGTCGCTATATAGTAACAGTTAGAGCTACAGATAGAAATGGCTCAGCTGAAGGAGAATATTACGAATTTGAAGTTCCAGTATACTTACCTTGGTGGTCAACTAGAAATAATTGTCCATTGCTAGCTTATAAAGACTAGGTAATTAATTAAAAAATAAAGTGATTATAAATTATGGCTTATCAAATACCAGTAAAATATTTTAACTCTTTTTGGCTAAAGAAGGTTGTAGGAGATACAAATCTAAATCCTAAAAATGAAATAGAATCACAAGGAGGAACGTGGGATTATGAATCTACAGTAACTACTAGTGTTACAACTGGTGGTGGAACTGGAAATAGTTTACAAGCTTTGCCTTATATACTACCAACATGGCCAGGTATTCCATGGGGCAAGTATTTAGCTAAACCTAATATTGGAAACCCTGCAGTAGAAAATGCTTATCCGTGTTTTCCTTGGGGTGGTAGAAATTGGTTTGCATCCGGTTGGGTAATAGGAGATGATTTACCACCATGTGGCGGTAGTTTAATTAATGCTACTCCTAACTTAGAAGAAGGAAGAGAAAGAAACTGGGCAATTGAAGAAGCTAGAATAAGAGGTGGATACAACAATACTACAGTCGATTTTGGGGTTAAAGCTTATTTAGTAGAAGATGAAAATTCATCAGAGCGTAGATTTAACACTCTTATATATTCAGGGGTTTACAACTCTAAAACAGGATTAAACCAAACAAATGTATTTAATCCTTCTGAAGGATCTATTACAGTTTCACTAGATCCTAGTAATGGTAGCATACAAAAGCTTTACGCATACGACACCAATTTAACAGTATTTCAAGAAAACAAAGTAAGTAGAGCTTTAATAGATAAAGATGCTATATATTCAGCTGAAGGAGCTGGAACTGCAGTAAGCTCCACTAAAGTTGTAATAGGTCAAATAACTCCTTATAAAGGTGAATATGGTATTAGTAGAAACCCTGAGTCTTGGGCTCAGTTTGGTTTTAGACAGTATTTTTCTGATAAATATAGAAATGCTATTTTAAGACTTTCTAATGATGGCATAACAGAAATATCTAATTATGGTATGACTGATTACTTTAGAGATGAATTATCATTAATAAATGACAACCCTATAATTACTACTTCTACATATGCGTATTTTGATGAAGGATTAGATCCTTCATTACTTATAAGTTTTCTATATGTTGATAGTGATGACTGTGATTGTAGTGCTGATATACCTATAGGTTCTTTGTTGAGAATAAATAGTAAAACTATTCCTGGATTATTTGTAACAGACGTAGATGAAACAAGCGTTGCGGGTAGATGTTTTATAACAACTTCAATTCCTTGGAGCCCTTCTCAATTTGGACTTGGTGATTGGCCAGAATTTGTTAACTTTGTATTTAATGACAATGATTCTATACAAGGAGCATTTGATACGCATAATAAAAACTATGTTATATCATTGCAGAATTATGAGGGATCAACTAACGCTTGTACTCCAAGCTTCAACTACAACACATTAAGTTTTGATGAAGCTATAAATGGTTGGGTTAGTTTCTTTTCTTACAAGCCAGCTGTTATGCTTCGTTTAAAAAACGACTTTTTTAGTGTGGATGGTTACAAGTTATATAAACACTACGAAGGACCACTTCATAGTAACTTTTACGGTGTACAATACTCATCGGAAATTGAGTTTATATTTAATCCTAATCCTTCTACAGTTAAAAACTTTCAAACAGTATCTTATGAAGGAAGTAATGGGTGGAGAGTAAATCATTTTGTATCTGATGCTACAGAGCAATTATTTAACGTATTTAGTGGTACTTATTTTGCAGCTGCAGATATTACTAATCCTGTATTTAGTCTTCAAGAGGGAGCATATATAAATCCTAACACACAAATGCCTGAATACTCAGGATTTTATTTAAAAGAAAATAAATACGTAGCTAATTTAATAAACAACAGTGAACCATTTGACGGTGAAGTTGTTTTTGGTTCTTCTATGAGTGGTATAAAAGGTTTCTTTGCTACTGTTAAGCTTAGCACAGACAATCAAACAGACATAGGTGGATTAAAGGAATTATATGCTGTATCAAGTAAGTGGGTAATATCATCACAATGAAAATGAAATTTAATATAAGAAGAATAAACGAAAGCGATTGGAAAACTTTTGAAACATGGTGGAAAGATTGGGGATTTAAAGATTTACCAAATAAAGATTTTTTACCTGACAACGGTACAAGCGGATTAATTGTTGAAAAAAATGACAAGCCAGTCGTTTCTACATTTATTTATACTACTAATTCTAAAGTAGCTATATTTGAATGGCCATTGTCAGATAAAAGTTATAAAGAAAAAGATAAAGAACAAGCTATAGAGTTGTTAATAAAAGGAGTTGAAAACGTCTGTAAAGCTCATGGGTATAAGTATTTACAATTTTTCGGTGATAACAAAAAATATATAAATAAGCTAAAAGATATGGATTTTATAGAGGGAGATGGTGGTTATAGTTTAATAACAAAAACAATATAATATGGGAAAGTCAACAGCAGCAGCGGCCGGTGGTTCTTTAGTAGGCGCAGGTATGGGTGTTTATACAGCGGTAAAAGCTAGCGAACAACAAAAAGAATTTCAATTAAAAAAAGAAGAGCAACAAGCTTTAATGAAGCAGTTAGAAGCCAATAGACAATCTATTTCAAACCCTATGCAGGGATTAACTAACGAAGCTGAAAAAATTGGAGTAGCTACACAAGCCACAAAGATTCAAGCGGAAGAAGCAGATATGGCTTTAGCAAACACTTTAGACACTATAATGCAGACAGGTGCTGGTTCAGGTGGTGCTACAGCATTAGCTCAAGCGGCTTTAAAATCAAAACAAGGTATATCTGTAGATATTCAAAAACAAGAGCTTAAAAACGCTAAAAACGTTGCTTCAACCCAAATGAAAATAAATGAGCAAAAAGCACAAGGTAATAAATGGGCTTGGGAAGAGCAAGAAAATAGAGACATGCAGCAATTAGATAGAGCTCAAAATAAGATTGATAAATTTGAAGCTCAAGAGTATAATGCCGAAGCTCAAAAAATGGCAGCGTTTGGTAATATAGCTAGTAGTGCTGTTAGTGGATTTGGAAATATAGCAGAAGGAATGGACACTGATAGTAATCAAGCTATGTTAGATGACTTTATGGCTAAAAATCCAGATTTAGACTTCGATATGTTATCAAAAATTCAGGCACTAATGGGGGCAAAAAAATAAGCTTAAGTTATGGGGTATACATCGGAAAGAACAACTATAAATAAATCTTTAGAGAGCTTAAATCAAGAAACTCAAAGACTACAAAAGCAAACTAATTATGAGTTTGATAGGTTAAATGATAGGCGAAGAGATAATCAAGCTGCTAACTTAAGTTGGTTAAGTCAAAACCAACAAAAGCTAGACATGGGATCTGCTCAGTTTCAAGAATTACAAGATTCTTATGAGCCAGAGAGTGGATACAATGATGCTACCAAAGAAATGATGGGTAAGATGCGGGATGAGTATTATAACTTACTTCAAAATAAAGTTCCTAAATTAGATGAAAATGGAGATCCTATAGAAGGAGAATATGAAGAAGATATAAAGAGAGCTTCAGAGCAAAAGAATAAATTAATGAAAGGCGTTAAGACAACCTCTCAAATGCAAGGTGCTTTTGCAGCTGTAAATGACCAAGTGCAGACGTCTCTATCTATTGAAGAAGGCAAGCCTGGAGCTTTAGACCCTAGAACAGATCAAGAAACTACAGGTTTATTCAAACCTTTTGTTAAGCAAGTTCCTGAATGGGATTCTAAAGCTGGTAAGATAATGAATAAAACTTACAACGCTAAGTTAAACGCTGATGGAACTCCTGAGAAAGATAGCGAAGGTAACATTGTTTATGAAGATGAGCCAGCACAAACTAGAGATGGTGGGGAATTTGTTAGAGGTGTAGAGTCTGGTGAAATAGGTATTATGACTTATGGAGATGGCGCACCGGCAAGAGATCAAATGCAGTCTGAAAGATACGAAGTTTACGCTCCAGATTTTAGTGCGTTTAAAGATATGACAAATCTAAACGATGTTAATACTTATAAAGATTTTAATGAAGTTTTTACAAACTTTAAAAACGATATAGCTCAAATGGATGTTAGTGGTATTATAAGCGACAATTCTGGTATGTCTAAAAATTGGACTAACATTGTAGATAGAATGGCTACTAATGCTAGTGAAAGTTATGGAGATGAACCTAATCCTTTTGCACAAATGTTAATGGATTCTGGAGTTACAGATGAAAATGGAGATGGATTAATAAGTAAAGATGAATTTACTGGAGCTGAGGCTAATGCTCTTATGGGAGCTTGGCAACCTGGAAATGAAGCACAAAAAAGTTTAGCAGAAAAGTTTTATCATACATATGATCCTAGCAGTGGTATATTACCTAGCTATGTAAACGACATGATTAAGAAAAGTCAAACAATAGGTGGTGATCAACTAACTGCAAATCAAAGAAGACTGCAACAGCAAAACGCGAATACAGCTAAAACTCCAAAAGAGAAAGTTGAAATAAAAAGAACTGATGCTTTTAAAGCTAATCCAAATGCTGTAGACGGAAATGATAATGCTGCACTAAATGCCCAAAAACCTACTGACCCAACTAAAGAAGGACCACCATTTAAGGTTGTTACAAAAGCAGGAAATGTAGTCACAGTGAAATGGGATCCAACAGCGAAAAATGGTCAAGGAGATTTTATCCCAGCTTAAAATTTTTATTCAATATGGAAGACGAAGACGAAATCATAGACTATACAGCTCAATTTGCTGATGACGAAGTAGCAGAAGTAGCAGAAGATGAAGTAGCAGAAGATGAAGTTGATTATACAACTCAGTTTGCTGACGAAGTAGCAGAAGGTGAAGAAGAAGTAGTAGAAGAAGAATCTGCTTTTATCCCTGGAAGTCTTGTGTTAAATCATGAAAATAGAGCTCTGCAGAAAGAAACACAAGAAGCATTAGAAGAAGAAGATCAAATTGTTGATACTTCTGAAAATATTTCTTTTGAAGAATTTGATAATGTATCAGAGGAAGAATTAGTTCCTATGTTGAGAGTCAAGTATGATAACATAAAAACAGAAGATGGTAGCACTAGGTTTGAATTCAACGAGGATCAAGCAAGGTTAGATCAAGTGCAAGTGTATGACAATGTTACAAAAGAATACACTTATTTACCTCTTAATACAGATTACAATAGAACTAAATACAGTAACAACTACGGTAAAAGTGTTGATCAAGACAAGGTAGACGCAAAGCATGCTAAAGGAGGTAGAAAATCTTACAATACTCTTATTGATTTAGTAAATGTAGACTCGCAGCCAGGAAAAGATAAAAAAGTTGTAACAAAAAAAGAAGTAGACGAAGAAGGTAATATAGTAGACGTAGAAAAAGATAGAAGATTCACATCCGATAGTGGAATGGTAAACCCAATAAAAGTTAAAACCACTAATAGAAACGGTGAAGAAGTCGAAGTAGAAGCAAAAGGATATTTAATTGAAAAAGCAAAAAAAGAACTTTTTACAGGTAAATATGAAACTTTAGAAGAAGCGGTTCAAGGTATAGTACAAGAAGACGAATATATACAAGGTGCTTTAAGGTTTCAAGCTAATTTAATGGGCTTAGAAAACGATGAATCTCAAAAAATAAGTAATACTATAGACGCCATTGTAGAAGACGAAGAAGTTGTAGTAAACCCATTTGATGGACTTTTGCTCAAGAGTATAGGTGAAGCGACTGGTGGAATGGTAGACGCTAGTGAAGCGCAGTTTCAAGAGCAGTTTATAAGATCGGGCATGATAAATGACATGTATGCTAAAGATGATTTAATAGATAATTATTACCGATTAGGATTGCCTACTTACGCAGGCGAAGAACAATATCAACTTGCTAAAAAAGCTTTTGATGAACTTGAGTTTGGTGACACACCTAAAACTGAATATGAGATAGATCAAATAAGAACACTTTATGCTTCTTTAGCTAGTGAAAGAATGCAATCTTTAAAAGAAGATTTAAGAACATGGTTTTCTAACGACCCTGTTGGATTAGAGGTTTCTAGCAAGATTGAAGAAAGAGAAGTAAAAAAAATTGATACAGAAGAATACAATATAAGTTACAAAAAAGCAGCTATTGAATTAGGTCCTGAAGCATCTACTGATGCTGTTGCAGATTTAGCTAGCTATAATATTGAACAAGCTCAGAACGCTAAGAATGTAGACATACTTATAGATAACGCTTACAACGAAGGTATACCTGAGGAGGATAGAAAGAAACTTGCAGAACTTGGAACTAGTTTTCAATCAAGGTCAGAAGAATTAGCTAATAATAGACAAGCTTCTTTTATTGAAAGCTTAAAAGAAGGTAAGACTAAAGAGGAAGCTGAAGCAATAGCTAAAGAGAAGTTTCCAAAAACTAAAGAAGATGAAATACTAGAAAATAGATATGTATCAACAGTTTCTAATTTATTAGACAATGGAGAATTTGATATATATAAAGATATTGAAGGTAATACTCCTAATGTTCATTATAGTGAAGGTGATGCAGCAATAAGATCTGAATCAAATTATATGAAAAACAAGGTTGATGAATATAAATTTGTCAGTCAAGATTTTTTGAATAGAAGAATTCATTCTAATAACTCTGAATTAATATATTTAGCAAAACAATTAAATAACAGGCAGGCAGAATGGTTGTTTGAAGGAAGTAGTGCTCAAAAGTTTTACAATATAGTAGGTGACGCAGTTGGTTCTGATCAAGCTTTATCAGCTGATATAGCCAGAATGCAAGAAATTGCAAACACTGGTGAGTTACCATTAAAACTAACTACAATTCCTAATAGTGAATCTCCTCTTGTTAAAGCTTGGAACAATGCTGTTGAAGATAGAACTGTATTAGGACTAGCTAAAGTTTTAAACGTAGACATGACGTCTACAGAAAGAGACGGGTTTGGAGGTGCGGCTTATTATTCTTTTGCACCAGCTTTTGACATGGAGAATATTAGCCCTAATGAAGCTAGAAGAAGAATGTATGAAGAGATGCAAGCTGAAGGTATTGAACTTACTGATAAAGAAAAGTTTCAAATGAATGAAGCTGTAGATAGTTGGGAACGAAGTGGAGGACAAGTAGGAGATTTAAGTAGAATGGGTTTAGAAATGGCAGCTACTTTTTTACTGACTGGTGGAGCAGGCAATGTTGCTAATATGTCTAGATTTATCATGGGCAAAGCATTTGGTGGTGCTGTTAAACTTGGTATGAATCCTACTGTTGCTAGTTCTTTAACAAGATACACAGCGGGTGTTGGTGCTGAATTCTACGCTTTAGAAGGAGCTAGCTTAATGGACGAACAAGTATTTGACAAAGAAGCAATGGGCGCTGGTCATAACTTAAGACTAGCAATGACGTTAGGAGCAGGTAGAGCTGGAGTCACTAAAGTAGGTGACAAAATGAATAAAGCTATATACAATACAGCTAAGACACAATATAAAAATGGAAGTAAAGGTTTGTTTAAAACCTTAAAGTGGATGAATAAAACTCCAGGAATAGAAACAACAACTGGATTATTTAAGTTTGGTGTAGCGCAACCTATGACTGCTGCATCTTTATTACAGGCTGAAGGAGCAATTGAAAATATAATAGCTGGAAAGTCTATGGCTTCTATTTTTCATGAGTTAACAGATGGTGAAGCTTTAATGGAAACTTATGGAGCTATGTTAGCTATGCAATTGTCTCATCCTTCTCAAGGAATTAAAAAATCTGTTGAAACATTTAAAAGAGAAGTAGATAGAATTAATGGAGATAATCCAGCTTGGAACTCTGCTTATAGAGAAATAGGTCTAAAAAAAGTTAAAGGTGATGAATATCATGTAGATGCTGATGTTGATAAAGCTGTTAGAGCAAAAATAAAAGAAATAAAAAACGATCCTAGCATTCCTACCGCTGACAAACCTAATCAGGTGCGCCATTATTATAGATTAGGAAATAAATTAAAAACAAAAAAATCTTTTACAGAGTTGTCAAAGTCTTGGCAACCTGAAAACGTTAAAGAACAAGTTGCTATTAGCGTATACGATAAAAGTTACAAAGATCTAGACTTAAAACAGAAAAAATATATTGACAATAATTACAAAAACGATCCTTTATTTGAAGTAGGAGAACGTCTTCAGTCTTCAATTAAATCTTTTGAAAAAGGTAATGAACTAGATGGGATAGATTTTCTAAACTTTGCTGATGCGGGTGCAACAAATGGAAATCTAGTACCTAAATATGAGATAATGCTTTTGGGTTATAGCGAAAAACAAGCCCAAGGCGTAACTGATTTGTCTAATAAGGTTGTAAATAGAGCTAGAGATAAGTTTAGCAACAATAATAAAAGATTGTCATCTGCAGAAGGAATGGCATTCATGAATAACTACTCTCAAGTACTAGTCATGAATGGAGAAATATTCAATATACAAAAGCAGATTAATGAAAAAAAGTTAACAGGAATCGACAAAGTAGATGCTGAAAAACAAATTGAGTTTATTGAAAAAGAAAGAGACGTAATTGAAGGTTTAAATGAAAAACTTTCTTTACAAGAATATGAAAGAGCTTTAAAAGAAGAAGCTCCAAGAACTATTGAAATGGCTAAAGAAGCTGGACTTGAAGTTTTTGAAGGTAATCAATCAGAGATTAATAAGTTTCAAGAGCAGTTTCCTGAGGGAACTTTTGTAGGTACTGAATCTGGTTTGTTTGGAGTGGACACTAGAGTTAGAATAATTGATCCAGAGACAGGTTCTTCTACTATACCTAATCCTAACAAAGGTAAATCAATTGCTATATTTAACAAAGATATAGCTAGAGAAGTTAGAGAAACAGGTTTAGAAGCTCACGAGATTTTAGGCCATGGAACTCAAGAAGCCATGGTAGGTGAAGCGGCTATTAACAAGAGAGCTAGTGAAATAAGTGCAGAACAACCAAATATAAGTAGCGAAAAAGCCAAAGAAATCGCCACACAAGAAAAGCTTGATTACATAGACAATGTTAAATCAGAGCTTAAAAGAAGAGGAACAGGCGCTTATGAAAAGGTTGAAGCTGAAATGGAAAAAGTTAAAGCTTATAGAGAATATAAAGAAAACGTAAAAAACAACGGTGCTAGAGATATAAACGTAGAAAAAGAGTTTTTAGCTGAGTTTGTTCAATTAGCAGAGCAAAAAGCATTTGAAGGTGTTAAAGGTACTGAGAGAGAAATAAAAGAAGTTACTAGTCTAGAGCTTTCTTCTAATCCTAAAGAATATGTAGATTTTGTATTAAGAGGTGGAACAAGATCTTCTAAAGTTAAAAGTGAAGTATTAAAAGAAAGTATAGATAAGCTTAATAAATTAAATGAAGAATACGGAACAAGTGTTAGTTTAAATAAATCTAATAAAATTGCTGAAAATGAAGTCCGATTAAAAGAGCATCAAAAGAAGAGAAATGAAACTATAGGTAGAATTGAAAAAGAGCATGCTACATCTAAAGAAGCTTGGGACAAATGGACGGAAGAAAATCCAGGTGAAGTTCTTAAAATGGCTTACAGCTTCGTACCTGATTTAATTAATATAAATAGAAGAAAAGGTGTTGAAAACCCTGAAGATACAGCTTCAGAAACAGCTATGACAGAACTGTTTAATACAGTTAAAGCTTTTAATCCTGAAGTTAAAAAGACTGAAGGATCTTTTAGTTTAGCTGGATACATAGGTAAAAAACTAGATTGGAGAGCAGGAGATAATATAAAAAGAACAGAAAAGAAAACTAAGACTCTTAGTGAAAATCAAGAAGGTGTAAAGACCGTAATGGAAAGACAAGTAGATAGATCAACATCGACACCTGAATCTACTGATAAAGCCGCTACAAAAGGTATAGACCCTAGAAGAGTAATGGATCCTAAGACTGTAGAGAAATACAATACGTCAGTTAAAGATCAACTATTAAAAGATATAGTAAAAGTAGATAAAGCAACTGGAGAAAAAACTATAGACTTAGAAAAATTAGATAAATTAGATTACGCAGATAATAAGATCATGTCTCCAAAAGAAGCTGCAGAGTTTTTCGGCATAAGTGAATCTACATTAGCAGGTAAAAATCCACTTGATTCTAAAAATACTACCAAAGGTGATATAAAGATTAAGGATGGTATGAGAAGTGAGCAAGGTAGTGAAGCTTATAACTTAAATAAAAAGCTGTATGATATATCTGAAGAATACTCCAGACTTTTAAACACTACTCAACTTCAACCTAAAGACATTGTAGCAGGAGATATAGCTGAACTAGAAGCAAAGTACAAAAAATCAGGTTCTGAAAAAGATAGAAAAACTTTACAGAAAAGAAAAGAAATGATGCGTGCTCAAGATGGACAAAGAACTGGCGATCAAAGCAAGCAAGGTACTTCTTTAAATATAGATAAATCTATTGTAAAAAAGCTATATGATAAAACTGATATAAGATCTATGGGTAAAGGTAGTCAACCTTATGTTCAGACAGCTAAAAACTTTGACGCTAAATCGTTTAGAGATAAAGCAGGTATAGTTAATCCTAAAGAGTTTAAAGGTAAAAACGAAGCTAAGACTAAAAAGGAGAAAGATGCTTTAAGAAATCAATCTACATTAAACACTGCACTTGCTAGAAACTATATTAGAATGGTTGAAGGCAAGATACAAAGAGAAGCGCTGCAAGAGTTAAAGCAAGAGATAGGAGACAAAGACATACAGCAAAATCTTGACAAAGCTATACAGGAATTATATAAAGGATCTAGTAAATTTTCAGCTAGTAACAAAGTAGTAGAAAATTTTGCGGCTAGTAATAAGTTTGATCCTATAATAATAGAAAGACTTGGTAAATACTTAAACAGGAAAAAAGTTATGGGAGCACCAGAACTTGAAGCAGCTGTAAAATTTGCTACTAAAGATATAGCTATCCAAGCAGAGTTAATTAAACATTATAATGAAGAATATAAAAAAGCTGCTGAGTTTACAGATAAAGAGACTATAAAACTAGAAGAAGAAAGATCTGCAGCTACTGAAAAACAAATAATAGAAGATCTTAGAGAACAAGTAAAAATTGAAGATGGTGTTGATGTAACTTTTAAAGAAGCAAAAGATATATATAATAAAACAGAAAAGAACTTTAAAGATGTGGTTTCAGCACTTAATAAATCTGGACTTGATGTAGAATATTTTCCTAGTATAGAAAAAAATATATTAACTGAAGAGCATTTACCAAAAATGCAAGACGCTGTTGAGACCTTGTTAAAAGATATAGATTTTGAATATCTTCCTACTAATATTGAAAGAGCTATACAGTCTAGTTTGACGGCTAATACTACTTTAAGGTTTTCAGATGGAACTAGAGCTAATCCTAAAAATATTACAGGTAAAGGTGCTACAGAAAAAGGCTATAAAGGAGCGGGTAATTATTTAGAAAAATTATTTGAAGTTCCTGAATTAGCAAAAGGTGATAAAGCAAAAACTGAAAAATTTGTAGAAAAAGTTAAATATGCTAAACTACCTGAGCCAGGTGCGTTTAAAAAAAGTTCAGCTAAAATAAATAGAGAAGTTGATTATAAAACAAATCCAACTGAATGGATGAATAGGCATTATGAGTTATTAATTGGTAAAGATTTATTAGCTAAAGTTAAAGAAGGAGAAATGACTCATCAAGAAGCTTATGAATTAACATCTAAGCATAATACAAACTTAAAAGATTGGTATTTCTCTAGAGTTGATAAGATGAATCCTAACGCTGCATTAGTTATAGAAAGATTGCAAACAAATTCTAGTACTGGTATTCCAAGAGGAGCTACTTCTTATGAGTCTATATCTAAAAGATTAGAGAAAGATCCTAGAAAGCAAGGAACAAAAGAGGAAAATGTAGAGTCTCATAATGAACATGTCAAAGAGCGTCTAAACGAGTCTAAAGAGTTTTTTGCTACGTACGCTGATAAAAGTTTAAGTCAAGCTCAAAAGAACTTAAATTATAAAAAGATGACTCGTACTGGTGGGCAGTATTTAATTGACAAAAGACTTCAAGGTGATAAAGATGCTACTGGAAAAACCATAAGAACATCTTCTTCTGACAGAGCTAATACTCTTGTAATCCCAGAGAGAGCTTTTGATCAGATAATAATGAAAGGAAAAGATGCTGGTAAAACTATGGGAGAAGTTGCTCTTAGGGATATGGGCAAAAAAAGAGCATTAGAAGTTCTTAGTAAAATGAAACCCACAGTGGAAACCGTTGAAGCTAAACAAGCTATAGAATTTGCACCTGAAAAAGCTAAAGTCCAAAAGCAAAACATTGAAGTTGCTAAAGAAGCTAGTATGTCTGCTAGTAATAAATCTCCGGAAAAAGTAAGAGAAGAGCTTAACAAAAGAGATAAAGCGATAAGATTAGCTAATAAAATTAACAAACCAATTAAAAAAGCTAGAGTATTTGACTTTGATGATACTATAGCTAGAACTAAAAGTAAGGTATTCGCTACTAAAGAAGGTAAAAGAAAAGTGTTAACAGCTGAAGAGTTTGCTAAACAAGGAGAGAAGCTTAAGTCAGAAGGCTGGGATATGGATTTTTCAGATTTTAACAAAGTAGTTGATGGTAAAAAAGGTCCTTTGTTTGATGTTATGAAGAAAATGAAAGAGGCTGCAGGTGAAAGAGACATGTTTGTATTAACAGCAAGATCTCAAGAGTCAGCTAAAGCTATTCATGAATTCTTAAAAGAAATGGGATTAGATATACCTATTGAAAATATAAAAGGATTAGGTGATAGTTCTCCTTTTGCTAAGTCAGACTGGGTAGTTGAAAAAGCTTCTGAAGGTTATAATGACTTTTACTTTGCTGATGATCACACTGCTAATGTTAAAGCTGTAAGAGATGCATTAGAAGTTATAGATGTTAAATCTCAAACTCAAATAGCTAGAATGAATGCTAGCAATAAAATGAATGAAAGATTTAATGAGATATTAGAAAATTCTACTGGAATAGGTAAAGAGAAGATATTCTCTGACATTAAAGCAGAAATTAGAGGAGATAAAGCTAGACGTCAAAAATTCTTTATACCACCATCTGCTGAAGATTTTAATGGTTTACTATATAGAACTTTAGGTAAAGGTAAAAAAGGAGAAGCAGCTATGGAATTCTATAAAGAAAATCTTTTAGATCCTTATACAAGAGCTCAAGAAAACTTATCTAAAGACAGGGTTAATTTAATGTCTGATTTTAAAGAGTTAAAGAAACAACTAGATGTTCCTAAAGAATTAAAAAAGAAAACAGATTCAGGTTTCACTAATGAACAAGCTGTGAGAGTTTTCTTATGGTCTAAAACTGGTAAAGAAATTCCTGGAATATCTAAAACAGACTTTAAAGAATTAAATGATATAGTAGAAAACAATCCTAAACTTAAAGCTTTTGCTGAGCAAATACTAACACTTACAAAAGGTGATGGTTACTCTACTCCAAGCTCTAGTTGGAATGCTGGTACAATCACTACTGATTTGATATCTCTATTAAATAAAACTAAAAGAGCTAAATATTTAGAGCAGTGGAAGGAAAATAAGAATGTTATTTTTTCTAAAGAAAACCTTAACAAGCTTGAAGCTGCGTTTGGAAAAAAATATAGAGAAGCTTTAGAAAACTCTTTAAACAGAATGGAGAGTGGTAGTAATAGAACGAATGGAGGAAATAGACTTAGCAACAGGGTTTTAGACTACGTGAATAATAGTACTGGTGTTGTAATGTTCTTAAACGCTAGATCAGCAGTGCTACAAACCATATCTGCTGCTAACTTTACTAACTGGACTTTTAATAATCCACTTAAAATGGGTAAAGCTTTTGCAAATCAACCTCAATATTGGAAAGATTTTGTAGAATTAATTAACTCAGACTATTTGAAAGATAGAAGAAATGGTCTTAAATTAAACATAAGTGAATCAGAAATAGCTGACGCAGCTGCAACTGGTACTAATAAAGCTAAAGCTGCTGTATCTTATATACTTGAAAAAGGTTATGCTCCTACTAAATTTGCAGATAGTTTTGCTATAGCTTCTGGTGGAGCAATGTTTTATAGAAACAGGGTGAATGATTTAGTTAAGAACGGTATGAGTGAAGTAGATGCTAAGAAAAAAGCTATGGAAGAATTTATACAAGCATCTGAAAAATCTCAACAGTCATCAGATCCAAGTAAGATATCTTCTCAACAAGCTAGTGACTTAGGTAGGGTTGTGCTTTCATTTGCTAATACTCCAATGCAATATGCTCGTATACAGAAAAGAGCTATACAAGACATCGCTAATGGAAGAGGCAGCAATAGAGAAAACTTAAGTAAAATAGCTTATTATGGGTTTTTACAAAACGTTATATTTAACTCTTTACAACAAGGACTGTTTGCAATGGGTTTTGGAGATGGAGACATAGGTGAAGAAGAAGAAAAGAAAATAACTAATACTATTAGCGGTATGGTTGATTCTCAATTAAGAGGTTTAGGTATGGCTGGAGTAACACTGCAAGTTCTTAAAAACTTAGGCATGGACATTTATAATAGATCAGAAAGAGATAGGCCAGAATATGGAGATGCTTGGATTAAGTTATTAGAATTCTCTCCGGCTATTAAAAGTAAGTTATCTAGATTTAGAGGAGCTGCATATCCATTTGATAGCAAAAAACGTAGAGCAGAAGTGTTTGAAAAAGGATTTAGTTTAGATAATCCCGCGTATGAATCTGTAGCTAAAGTTATAAGTGGAGTTACTAATGTTCCTCTTGATAGATTATATAATAAAGTTAATAACTTGAAAGCAGCAATGCAAGAAGATACTGAAACATGGAAATCTGTAGCAATGGTTTTAGGATGGCCAGAATGGCAACTTCGTACTGAAGCAGATGTTAAGCAAGGATATAGAGATGATCCAAGTAAGTTTGGCGCGTGGGAACAAAAGTCTATATTAAGTCAATTTGGTTATACTGATGATGAGATTAAAAAACTTAAAAACAGTGATATGAGAGTTGAGGAAATAAAAAAGATACAAGAAGAAAAAGATAAGCAGTATTTCCCTAAAGACGAAGATAAAAAGATATATTATAAAGCAAAAAACACGGATAAAGATCAAGCTTTAGATAGTCCTGCTAAACTTAAATCAATGATTAAAGCCACTCAAATAAGGCATTTAAAAAATTATGGATTAAGTTCTCAAGAAATAAAAAGTTTAAAATACGAAGCGGATAGAGTTGCTAGATTATTAGAGTTAGCAAAACAGCCTGGACAAGTAGATTCTTTAGCAAATGATATAAATTATACAGATCAATTTCAATAAAAAACATGGCAAAGAAAAAAACAAAAAGAAAAAACACTTGTTGGAAAACAGGTGGTCCAGGTGGATTAGGATACGAAAGAGTTCCAGGAACAAAAGCTGGAGCTAAAGGAAGTTGTAAACCAAAAGGTGTTAAAAAATGAGTAAGCTAAGTAGAAGTACTAGAGGACCAAAACCTAACTTTAGAAAAACTAAAGATGGTGCGGGTATGACTACTGCTGGAGTTAAGAAATATAGGTCTCAAAATCCAGGCAGTAAACTTCAAACAGCTGTTACGAAATGCGATACAAAAGAAGGTACAAAAGCCTACAAAAGACAGAAAGCTTTTTGTAGTAGATCTAAGAGCTGGGATGGAGAAAGAGGTAAAGCAGCTAGAAAACGCTGGTGTTGTAGTAGATTTAATTAGGAACAAAAAAACTGGGCACCATACCCAAAGTTCCTGTAACCAAAAAGGGAGGCCGTAAGACCTCCCTTTTATTTATTTAACTCTTTTATATATTTGATAAGGTTGATATATTATACCTATCAAACCTCCGTATATCGCTATAAAGCAGCCTAATACCGGCCAAATAGGTATCCATCCGCCGTAGTATTCTTCTAGTACTGGTCCAGGTACATAAACCCCAAAACAAACAAACATTATAGTTCCTAAAAATTTTATAATACCTTGCTTGTTATTGAAGTAATGATTTGTAAAAAGCCATTTAATAAAATCCATTATTTCTTAATTTTAATTGTTATATCATGAGGTGCTGTCTCATCTCCACCGAAATATGGGTAGAGCTGATATCGCCTATATTCATTAGGACAATTTTTAGGTACATGCACGTAAGTACCATCTACAGATAACTTATAGTCCCAAGTGGATATAGTCATTTCGTAGTAATGTTCTTCACATATACTAACTCTTTTTATAAGATCAAAGCTAAACTCTCCATGCTCATGTTTAAACCAGTGTATTTCTAAACTATCGTTTAACCATCGCCAGCCAAACCTTATAGAATTCTCTGTATGGCTACTTGAACAATCGCTCCATCCTATTAATTTATTAATATCTAATTGATTAAGGCTATCCACAGTTTTGTAGATAGCACTTGAATCAAATTCAATGTCCCAACCGAACACCGTATCCTTACTATAGTTCAAGGCATTTGTCGACCTATGTTTTCCCTCTCGTATAGTAAATGTTTTATAATTGTCTGTTACTTTCTTACAACTAGGTAATTTCACAAGCGCCACCAGCGCAAGCAAGCTCACCACTAAGATCTGTGTTGTCTTCAGTCTCGATAACATTTTCTAAATTTATATCAGTTAAGTGTTGTAACTTATTTATATAAGTTCCTTCATCAATATCCTCGAAAGGAGCTTGTGTATAAGTTCCACCGTCATAAGGTAATACAGATAAACCATTGTAATGTTCTCTGTTTGTCCACATCCACTCTCCTGCATCTTCCCACTCTTCAGCTTTTAAACTAACAGTAGCAGAAACATTGTGAGTGTTAGATCCTTTTCTATGACCAGGTGTAACCCATTCTTGAGCTACTTTTTTTATACGTTCAAGTAATTGAAAAGGTGATTCGGTTCTTAGTATAGATCCAGCCGGAGCTTTCTGAGGTATACTAATAACAGCAGTGTCATGAGGTCTGAAATACTCATCTTCAACAAGTAACGGGTGGTTATCTACTAAGTACTTATATATACTTTCGTTTTTACCAACCCTAATTCTACGGACATAATAATCATTGTGCCATGCATGAATACCAGATGAAGTTCCTAATGCCAGAGATGTTGTCCCAGCAGGCTTCACGGTTGTGCATCGTGCTGCAGGATTAATCCCAATCATCTTCGCTACTCTTGTGTTTTCTCTTTTTACTGCTTGAGCCGCTTTTTGCATGTCGTATCCTAACACCGTGCCAGATCCTATCCCCGTCATCGACACTCCGATCAACGCATCTTTTTCTGTTGTTTCTTTCCATACGTCTCTTAAATAGTGAAAGTCCGTATATCCAGCTTGTAATGTCCCTATGAACGCAGCTGCTTTCACTCTGTTGTTTAAATCTTCTTGTGATTCAATATCACTAGCATTTACTTCACATAAGTTACAAAACTGATATGGGCGTAAAGCTATTTCGCAACAAGGGTTTGTACCCCAGTCTTTATCATTGTTTAAGTATATACCAGGTTCACCTGCTCCTGATAGTTCTACACGTTTCCATATATCCATAAAAAACTCTTTAGTTATTTTATGTCTCATAAGAACAGCAGAGTTATTAGCTCTACCTCTTTGTGGGTTTGTTTCCCACCAGTTTCCAGACTTGCAAGAGATCATCTCCTCGTCGTCCGCTGAGAACAGACTTATCAAAGCTGCTCGACGTATTCCACCAGCTAAGACGGCGTCTGCAATATGGCAAACTATATCGTGTACTTCTATAGTGGAGAGCATATCGCCATCCTCCTTTGAGTCTAAAACTCCTGTTATCTTTACTATACATTCTTTAAGTGGTTGAGGTCCTGGTGCTTTACCACCAGACGTTACTAACATTGCACCCTTAGGGCGTATATCAGAGTAGTCAAACTCTACACGTGAACTTCTTTTTTCACCAAGATATGATTTCATTAGAACTTTAATAGCATCAGCCCAACCTTCAATTGAATCACCTATTAAAAACCTTCTAGTTCTCTTGTCATAAGGCTTATTAACAGGTTCTAATTTAGCTACATGATGTTCTTGTACTGAATAACCTACACCTGTTCCACCAAGAAGTAAGAACATTACCTCATTAAACGACTCAATATGATCGATAGGTAGATAAGCGCAATTATAGACACGATTAGGTGATATTTCAATCGGTTTGCCTCCGAATTGAAGTGAGCGCATAGACGGTAGAATCTTTTTTTCATATACTAATTTATACGTTGTTTTAATGTCTTCTGTGAGATCAGGATATTTTTTGATATGCATATTCATGTTACGTGTTACTAGTTCGTCCCATGTCTCCCTACGGTTTAATTTAGGGATGTATTTTGCATATTTCATATAAACTGTTATGTCAGATAATATTTTATTTGATATCTCCATATATAATTATTAATCGTTAACTTCTAATTTTTTTTCTTTACCCTCTTTATTGGATTCAATTATATTATTTTTAAGCGTCTCAATAGCCTCATCATAACCAGGTAGAAGTTTAACTGTTTCAAAGGTTCCTACACTTAATTCTCTTAAGTGAGATATTTCATTTATAACTTGTTGTAAAACTCTATTTTGAGCTTCAACTTTGTTTTTCATTTCTATTAAAGTATTTTCTTTCATATTCTATTAATTCTTTATATTTTAAATATCCTTTAGTTTCAACGCTCCATTTTATAAACTTTTCAAGTTGTCTTTCAGAGTATTTTTTTCTAGCTAAAGCTTTCTGCTCCCAATGATTTGGCTCACGGTTTCGTCGCATTCTTTTTGATTTTGAGGTTTATATAAAGTAACAGCCGGTAGTCTCTCAGCAACATACTTCTTAAATAATTTCCAACGGATAGGAAAAGATTCGTTTGCTCTTCCTTTACACTCAATGATAAATCCTGTTCCTGTAAAATCAGGTGTGTAATTGATCGAACGTATTCTCTTGCCTGATCTATTTTTATACTCGCCTTTTCCATTTCCTTGTCGTTCATAACTTTTATTATTAAAGTCAAATGAAGGGATTAATTCAAAACTAATCCCTTCGTACTCTGCTTGTATACCTGCTTCTTTCAAAGCTGTATACATATATGCTTCGAGCCCTGACTTGAACTCTATACCATCTACAACTTTCTTTTTAGCTCTAACTGGACCGCGTTTTTTACGACGCAATATCCGAGACATAGTAAGGTAAACCGTTAACATTATTGCCATACACTTGGTCTTT